TATTCACGTTTGGTTAATTTAGATGCGTATTCAATTTTTGAACCGAAATCTAAGGGGTTTATTATATTTTTCATAACTGCTCTATTTGTTCATTCGTTAATACATAATCTTTAATCAATTGTTCCTTATCAAATTTACCCGCTTTAATTGCTTCTAATGCCTTTGTAAATCTTTCTTGGTTAATCGGTTGCTTTTGTTTGATAAGTTGCGTAGGCTTTACTCTAATGCCGCCAACTTGCTTACCCATCATTTTAACTGACTCATCAAAACTTAACTCAATTTGAACACCTATCCAATTACCAATGTTACTCGATTCAGCAGACGTTAACGATTTTTGTAGCTTAACAACAGCTGCGATTGTCTTACGATTGATAGAATTTACTACCATTGGCTTCACTTCCTCTTCAAATTCAAGAAAATAACCATCAGTTTTGTTGCCTGAAACGTCTACATTTTTTGCGTAATAAGCATCTTTAATTGTTAGAACGCATTGTCCTAATTCATTCACGATTGTTTCAACATCAATACCAGCGATGTGCGTTGACTTGCGGTACTTCATACAATCGATTTCGTGTTCTTTGTTCATACTTTTGTTTTTTTAAAGTTAGTAAAAATATGCGTTGTCAAGTCGCATCCCTTGTTGTTTTATTTGTAACTTACAATTTCACCCCATCCAGAACCTTCTAATTCTTGTAAACAATCTTTTAACGTCAAAAAAGTGTGTGTTGCTTTTCCTGTTCCTATGCCACATTTAATTACATAAATAGTAATTTTTCCTAAATGGTCTTTTGAACTTTTCTTTTGAATACAACCACCTTGTCTAAATTGTAAATGCTTATAGCCTTGAGCAACTAAATTTGTTGCGTCTGTTAAATTTTTCATAATTTTCGCTTCTCTGTACATTTGTTTTACTTCAACACTTGCAACAAGTAATTCTTGGTGTGTCATTTTTAAAATTTCATTTGTTGTTTTCATAGCTTTTAAATTGTTTCGTTAATAATTATATGCAAATATAAGTACTTTGTTTATAACTTCAACACTTTTTAACAATTATTTTTAAATTAATTTCATTTATTTTTAAAATCCCAATGTTTATGCGGGTTTTAAATATTAAAATCTAACACAATTCTATTAAATTAATTTCCTCACTTCTCAAAATGCAACCGGTTTTGAACCAGCAGTCATCTTTTGCAATCTCTATTGCTTGCTCTTCACTTACTGCGAATGTTTCAATGAAGTATGTTTGCTTATACGTTATCCTAAATCGTTTCATTATCCGTTAATTTTACTCGTTAAACTTCTTGTTAATTTATCCACTTTCATTTCTAATTCCATTATCTGAATTTGATATGGGTCTGCTATTTCTTGTTTATAGATTTTAAGATACTCTTCTTTGCTTATTGACTCTATGCCTTCATTATCATTTTTAAATGCGTCTAACTCGCTTAAAAGTGCTTTATTTTGCATTGTAAGTTGTGCGTTTACATTCTCTGCCTGTCTTAATATATCTTTAAAATTCAAAAATACTTGTTTTATATCGTATACGTTCCTATCAAATTCCATCGCAGCTAATAAAGATTCACGATTTCCTTGCTTAATTTTTTGAGATATGAATTTATACTTCAATTCACTCAAGAATGTGTCGGATAAATTAATCTTTGTGTCAATACTACTATTCCAATATGCTATTTTTTCCATACTTTTTTATTATTTAAAATGGTACAACTTCTATTATCGAATCTCGGTTAAACAAATCTTCCTTATCAAAATTCTCGTTTACTTTTATTGCGCTTTCGACATTCATTTCTTTGTGTTTTATGTTTAAATCTCCACGATTTGAATATATTTCACCTCCAGTAATTGATTTTACGTAATACCGATATGAGCGTAAATTTAAGAAAAATTTATAAACTCCATTTTTACTCGTACCTTTTGGTTTTGTCTTAGCGATTCTAACGTGCAGTTCGTTATCGGTTGCATATTCGCTATTGAAAGTTAGGAAGTTTACAGGTGGTCTCCAAAAGATAAGCATTGACATCCCTTTACGAAACCAAACTTGTCCACCAGCAAAGTCTCTTGCAGTCGGCATTGGATAGTAATAGTCGCCATCCTTTATCTTTTCTGCCTTTTGGTCACGAACGTGAGTAATTATGCAATGATGTCTATTAGTTGACTTCGCATTTTTACGTACCATTCCCAATATTCTGCTTAAATACTTATCTTCCCTTCCTAAATCAATTGCAAGATAATCTTCTTTTAACTCATTAAACGGATCAACAGTCGTTGTTTGAATGCTCACGTTATTATCCTTTTCAAACTTATCTACCATGTTGTAAAAGTCGTCAATTGTTATATCTGCTTGGTCGTCTACTATGAAAAAATGCTTTTCAACGAATGTCTCAGCAAGTAATTTCTCCGATGCGCTCATCATATTTGTGTTTTTTACATATGGTTTTCCAACGAATTTGTGCATAATTTCAGAATAAACGTCAATATGAGAACCAGTTTCAGGAGAATAGATAACGTGCTTCCATCCATGTAGGCAAGAAAGGTTAATTAGCATCTCAAACCAAAACTCACTCTTACCTGAAGCCGGAGCACCTGCTAAATACGTTGTGCTTCCAAGTCGAATCGTATATGGAAAAGCATCCCATTGCCAACCAACGCTCTTACCCATTTCAATTCCATCGGTGTAAAGGTTGTTTAGTTCTTGCGATACATCTGATAGTTTCTTAATCATGGTCGTGAATTGTATATGTTCCTATTATGCCTTTTCGCTCGGTTACTAATTCAGTCCCGTGTAAATCCATTGTGTTAGGTCTTGAAAAATAACCTATGCTACAAAACTTAAAATTGTTATCACTATGGAATTTATCTTTCTTGCAGTTTAACATTGCGGTATGGATATTTGATTTTGTATAACCTTGCTTTAATAAAAGTTTATATTTATCCTTAACTAGCTTGTTGACTACTTTGCATTTTTTACCATAAATTTTATTGTAAGTCTGTAATAAAATATCAAAATCAATCACCTCCCCTTTAGGGGTTGGGGGTATATTTTCTTTCTCTTCTTCTCTCTTCTCTTCTATATTGCTTTTTTTCGCTTTCAATTCGCTTTCCAAAAATAAACCGACCGCTTTTGTTTCGCTTTCAATTGGCTTTTTTGGTCGTCCACCTTTTGCTCCATTTTTAGAATTAGTTGAAGATAATTTACCACGTTCTCCCCTTTGTTCATCAAGGAATGTAATAACAATATTATCTTCATTAATTTTAATAATATCAGATTCAATAAGCAAATTAAAAGAATCAATTTTTACATCAATAAATTTACGTTTTGCGTTAGTTAAAGTTAAGTTTGCATCTTTACTCCAATAATAGGCACAAAGGTTTATAAATAATCCTTGCGTTTCGTAGTCCAAAAATGTAACATCTCCAGTTATCCATTCGTTGGTATAGAATTTAAAATACGGTAGTTCTTTCATGACATTAAAGCTATTTGTTTTCTTAACTCTTTTGATAATCGGATAGCCGTTTCCTTATCCAAAACAATACATTGCTGATTTATTCTTTTGTCATAATATTTAGTATCAATAATTGATATATAAAGACCTTCGTTTGTGTTTTTGAATAACTCAATAGTTATTCCATTAAAAAGATGCTCTTCTGCACCTCCAAATACTAATTTGACATTTGCCATAATCTGTAAACGTTTTAAAAAAACGAGTAAAATTTAGTTAAACAAAAAAGCCAACATCTATAAGGTGCCTGAGAAAACCTTATAAACGCTGACTTAAAATTAAAATTTCTTGAAGTTCTCAGGCTTCGAATTGCAAATATAATAAAATATATTACATATACTAATATTTTAAAATAATTTTTGTTGAGCTACATGGTTATTAATTCGCTGCATTGCCTTATCAAAATATTCTTTGTCTAATTCACACGCTGTTAAATCAAAGCCGTAATCGTGGCAGGCTATTGCAATACTTCCAGAGCCTAGGTGGGTGTCGAGTATTTTGTCTCCTTGTTTAGCGTATTTGTCTAAAATCCATTTGTACAACTTAATTGGTTTTTGAGTAATATGTATTCTTTCTTCACCTCCTAAATCTTTATTTATAGAAACTTTTTTAGCGTTTGTATCAAAAGAAGTTAAAGCTAATTCAACATTGCTCATTGAGTGCATTCCATCCATATAAGGTTTATGCCATACTATAAAACATCTACAATTTGGCAAATATTCAATAAAATAATTCCCCCCCCAAATAATCCAATTTTGAGAAACTCTAAATAATTCATTAAAATATTCTTTAGTTGGTAGCTTATCCCAATCAGCACCTTTTGTTTGCCATTTTTTAGACCAAGTTCCTCCTTGAGTTAATTTATCACCTAATCCATACGGCGGGTCTACAATAGCTAAATCAAAATAGTTATCAGGGTATCTAGCCATTAAAGCCATGTTGTCTTCGTTTGTAATTTTCATACTTTCTTATTTTATTAATTAATAAAAATCTATTTCAATAAATTCTTCACCTTTTTTTGTTTTTTCTTTATGTAAAACCAAGTAAATTAAATCTCGGTCGTTTACATTATACTTCTTTTGCAGTAAATCCAGCACTAACTTTGTAGGATTGTCAATGTCGCTCATCATATTGCTGAATCCGTATGTTATTTTTAAGCGTTTAAATTCCTTTATTTCAATATCCGGAAGCATTCTCAATACTTGAATCTCGTATTTCTTGTATTCAGGTGATTTGAATCGCTTTCCTTGCCACGCTTTGTTGACTGATAATGGCTTTATTTTTAGGTTTATTATCATTATCCTAATATTAAACTTTCATCCAACTCAAAATACTCAACATCATTCGCCACCTTATCCAATACCTTCAATTGAATTTCTCGCAGTTCTTTAACATTTGCACAATTAATAACCGCATATTCCAACCAGGATAATGGCTGCTTTTTTTCTCCGAATATAAAACAATCGTTTAACTGGTCTGCAATTTCTTTGGTGTACATTAAAAACAATTCGTCATTCTTAAAGTTTTGATATGTTTTAATATAATGCAACACGCTACAATGCTCTTTTCCGCCTAAATAAGAACCTATTTTCTCTAAACTGAATAAAGTATTCTTTCTTAAAAATACTGCTGCATACATTCGTTTATATACCATATCTCTTTTACGTGTGATTTCGCAAACTCCGGATGCCTTTATAACGGATAATGTTTTTTCAATGTCTATTTGTTTCATATTGTTTTTTCTTTAGTAATTTCTTCCCATTGCAATTCTAACCATTGCAAAAACGCTCTTTGTATTTGATTTTGTTGGTCGAATATTTCCATATTTCCAACGTCCATAAAATGTTTATCTAATCTTCTTATCGCTTTAATTGCTTCGTTCTGCAATTGCTTTGCTTTAAATCTAAACGGAAAGTCCTCCAGTTTATCAGCGCACGTTGGTAAGATAGATGTTATGGACGTTAAGTAGAATTCTTCTTTAGTCATAGCTTTTCAATTTCTTTTTTAACTTCTTGCCAAAATTCAGTACCTCTATCTGAACCCATATATCCTAATACTTCCTTTACCGCAATCAATGCGCATTGTTTACCCGCTATCCATCTTCTGTCTGTTTCATATGTTTGTATAAAAACACAAACAAGCTCATTATCATTTATTATTTTATTGTATTTTCCATACAACTCTTCCGCTTTTTCTTTTGCTGTCATAATTTTTCAATTTCTCGTTTAACTTCTTGCCAGTATTCTATTGTATGATAAAGTGATTGAACTTCTTTAATTATTTCATCTACCGCAATCAATGTGTATTTTTTAGCTAATTCTCTTGCAATGTTAGGCATATCAACTTTAACGCTTACCAATTGCCATACATCCATTTTGTTGAATAGTTCTTCTGCTTTTTGTTTTGGTGTCATTTTATATTCTTTTACGTATAAATTATTTGATATCAACTATATTATATTCTTTTAAATATAATTCTATCACTCTAACTGTCTTTTGTAAATCCTCCTGAAATTGTCCTTTCTTGCGGCATCGAACAATACGTTTAATAATGTCAAATTCCCACGCATTAAGTTCATTTTGTTCTGCGAATAGATAAAGACTGCCATTTGAATTGTCGTAATGTGAATCTTCTTTTTCTTTGTACCCATCCTTTAAACTCATATAGTTTTTTGCACGTTCTTTCGCTTCTAATTGGTTATACATATCTTCTATTTGTTTTGCTGATGTTCTAAAATCTTTCATATGTCTAAGTTTAAATTGTAGTCGTCTAATATTTTTCTAATTGTTCTTCTTACAGCTTCTGCGATTTCCATCTCTTGTTCGCTTGCATTATCGTTAAATGAAATTATACTAACTTGGTGCTTTGTTGTGTTCCTCAACTCTTGATCTAATTCCCACAGCGCACTTTTCCATTTGTGACCATCCAATGCTACTTGCATCTCGGACTCTTCTTCGTTTCCGTTAAATTCCAATGTTACTTTCATTTTTTTTCTTTTTTAGTTTCCCAATACATATCACATTTACCATCTTTTACTATTACGCTTGTCCAACTTTGCCAATATTCGCTTGATGGAGCAGTAAATCTGTAGCAAGATTTTTTAACCTTGCAATCTTTACCAGTGCATTTTGCTATGTCCGCCATTATATTAGATGTTTTTAAATATTAAACATCCAATAACTATGATACTACACGTTATTAATGTTATTATTGATATTAATATTAAAATTTTATTGGTTATATATGGCTCATACCATTCTCCACCATCTCCTTTGTTAATCCATTCTTTTACTTTTCTCATAGCTTATTATTTTTTAAATTTAGATTCATAACTTAAACCATACCACTCATCAACCCCATTCAACGACATTTGTTTCTTACCATTCGGGTATATCGTTTTTGCTATTTTAAGCCGTTCTAATGGAATAAATGTGTTTTCAAGTGTACTTGGTTTAACGTCCTTGTTTAACCATGCTGTAATTGCTTTTAAATTCATATTGTTTTTTTTATAAATTAATAACCAAATAATTGATAATGTACATTTGTTTCAGAAGTGCCTCTTACAACTGTATTTCCCCACCGAGCAATACAATAACCTTCTTGTCCCTTAATTTTTCCCATTACAAATTGAACTTTGTAACCTTTTTTCTCTATTTTTTCTAATCGTGTCATATCCTTTTGTTTTTCGTTAATTGATATATGCAAATATAATACAATTGTTTAGAATTACAATACTTATTAACTATTTTATTTCATTTATTTTCACTTTGTCAATGTTTATAAGGCTTATAGACGCAAAAAAAAATGCTCACTAAATCAATAGTAAGCATTATTTGAGGAAAAAAGTATGAAAAATCCCCTCTAATTTATAATTCCATTAGTTCATTTATGCAAGTTTTGCCACCTATTATGATTGCGCATCCTATAATCGGCTTCTTACCCGATTTCGCATAAGCCATTGCATAGCTTTCATGGTCTATTCCGCAACCAACTTGCGCACCAAATACTTTGAAATTAGCACCGGCAAACCATTGCGTGTAACATTGCGTGTGTAAATGTCCTTGTACTGTTGACATCATATCCGCTCTACATTTAGCTGAAGCAGTACCCGCCTCACCATGAATGTACTGCACATTGTCAATTATTACACGCTCGGTAAAGTTCCAATTAGGAGTTTCTAATACTTCTTTATAGGCTTTAATCCATTGGCGAGGAATTGCACCAGTTTGTGCTTTACGCATTATTAACCTATCATGGTTTCCGATAGTCACATCAGCTATTGGAAATGCTTTATACCACTTTGCAATCTTTGAAATAGCTAACTCTAATTCGTCACCACCTGAAATTCCATTTGGATCTGTCTCATGATATGAAGATGCATGGTTATCAATTACATCACCAATTAAAACCACTTTATTACATTTATGTTTCTTGTACATCTCTATACAAAACTCCAAATATCCATCTAAGCAAAACGGCTCATGTAAATCACCTATGCACAAAACTCGTGTTTCGTTTGAATTACGGAATTCTTGTATTAACTTATTTTCTAATTCGGTTAATCTCGGTCTATACTGCATATTAAAATTCCTTTAAAATTACAACTGACAAACTACGCTTATCCATGAATTTAAGCCAATCCAAAAACTGCTTTTCATTATTTCTAACTAAACAAGCCGTAGACCAACCACCAATAACTGTACTTGCCGCTCCTGCTCTGTGACAATTTGCACCTATCACATCTGTATATTCTTTACCGATTTCTTCTGCTGAATTATCCTTGTCGTTATCTCTAAAATACGGAAATCCTTTTGCCTGACGATATGCCGGTTTTCCTTTGTGTAATCCGTAGCTATGTGAATTATAAACTATCCAATCTGATTTTAATACTGCACAACCAAGTCCGTTATATTCAGCAAACTTCTTTAAACCAACTGCGCCGGCATTAGATGTCCCAGTACAAACCATTTTGAATTTAGGTTCTTGTGCAGGAAAACAATCGAATGAATAAACTTTGTCATCAAATCTATCAAACTCATCCTCATCTGACCTTACCCATACATCTAAAACTCCACTTTTAGGAAATCCTTTAAAGTTAGGTAGATTTGCAACCCTCGCAAGTAGCTGCACATCGGTGTATTCTTTTACATTGCCCATACATTTTTGTTATTATTTAAATATTTTATAACCTAAAAATACTAAAACAATTCCACATATCGCAATTATATTCCAATTAACTCCCTTTTCGTTCTTCTTTTGTTGCTTATCTACCTTATGCTTAACCTTTGTTTTGTAACGCAATAACTCTATTGTATCCCTTACTTTGCGCCATTCAATCTTTGTTTCATAACGAGTTTTAGGAATATAAACCGAATTAGTTTGTACAATTGTATCGTATTTTGTTATGTAATACGTTTTTTCGCCATTGATAATAATCGAATCTATTTTATTTATTGTTATAGTATCGTTTACTAATGTGCATTTAAAGCCTTTCTGCGTCGCTTTCTTGTAATGATATGAAGCATTGCACCCTGAAAGCAAAAACATAGCGTACATTGATACTAATAACGTGAAACACCACGTTAGAAATTGCTTGTAATTAAACCGCATCTTTATCTATTTTTTTATTATACACATTTAAGCCTATTGCTGTGCTTGAATAAGCAAGAAATCCCCAAAATACAAATTCTTTAACTTCAAATGCTATCCAAAACATAGGAATAAAAGCGTAAATTACTGCAAAGTGAAAAGAAATAAATGCAGCTATTCGCTTCATTTCAAATTTTCCTTTAGGCTTTAATGTATCGTTTACGATTTGCATACTTGTATTTTTTATCTTGGAGAATAGCGAAGTATTGGATTGGTGTTTCATATTGTTTATGTGTTTTATCGTACTTAATTGCTTGTGCAGAATCCTCTAAACAATCGTATAGCCGCCCTTCGATTTCATTTACCTTCATATTAGTAACGATAAGCCAAAGAAATAAAACACCCGTTGCGCCATGTTTTTTTATTAGGTCGAAAGAGGATTCTGTCATGGTATAAGCGTTGTAATTAGATTTCCTGCGTTGTTTATTGATACTAAATATTGTTTTGTTAAATCAGGAGTTCGCATTATGATTCCGTCTAAATAGTTTTTAGGCTTCCAAATACCACCGGTTAAAGCAAGTACATTTCCATCTATTGCGCCAGTAGTATCGACATCGTGCAATTCACCAAGTTCATAACCGTTAACAATTGAATATAAAATTTGTCCGGTTGTTGCTGATGTTTCTAATACTTTACCAATAGATACTAAGTTATTCGGTGCAATTGGCTTTACGTTTGTCACATATCCTGCCGTAATTGGTGACAAATAAAGGTCATCTCCAATAGTTAGAGTAACTGTTGTAAATGGATTTGTTGCCGTTGTGCGTGTATCTAATAAGGTCAATAAACCATTTGTAAGTACATTTCCATTTGCGTTGTTTGCGATGTCCGCAGTTACAACACCTAATGTTTTAGAAGATGTTACCTCACTATCAGCTTTTGCTTTGGAAATCAATGCTTTTCCGCCACTTGTTCCGGAGATGTATACAATTGTTCCTTTATAAATAGTCGCTCCGGTTTGATTTCTTACTGCAACGGCAGTTTTAGCAACGGCATTTAATACCTCGTCACCCGTAATGGATTTAGTTTCGTATAAACCACCTCCAATATCTTCGGAAATAACAAGCAAATCCGTTGCTATTAGATTACTTCCTTTTGGTGTAAAATCACTTATCTTTACTTCTGCCATTGTCTATTTTTTTAAGGTAGACTTTCAACTTTTGAATGTCTTTTATTTTAGGTTTTGTTAATTTCAAAATGGTAAAGGATTAACTTTAGGTGCAAAAATTATCATCTCTAAATCTTGCAACCAAACAAAACTTGGATTTAAATTTTGTTCGATTTCTTCAATTGAAATAATCCAATTATCGTTGTCGTCTTGGATAGGATTGAAATAGCTATCCTCGTCAAACAATTGTCCGACTAATAAGTCTTTTTGTTCTATTGTCAAAAGACCTACATAGATAGCCTTTTGTTCTTGTGTTAAATCTGTTATTTTCATAATTATACGTTACGTCCTAAAGTTGTTTGGAATGCCTGTACGGCAGTATAGTAGTTAGCAGCTTGAGTATCTGTTAAGCCGTCGCCAAAAGAAGCAAATGCAGCTTGTTTAGCTGAATATGCTGCAGGAGTACCTGAATCATTATAAGCACCTAAAGTGTAATTTAAGGCAGGATAAAATACGTTAGTAAATGATACACTTGCTACTTCGCCTTGTTTAACTCCATTCTTCCAAGAATTAAGCGTGTTTACGGCATTTCTATTAGCCATAAATTGACCCGTACTATTGGTATTAGCAACCAATAACCATCCAACATTACCAGCTAAATTTAACAACGATTGAAAAGAATTATTATATCTTGTGGCAAGTGAATTATTAAAAGCCGTACCTCCATCATATAGACCTATCTCTACTTGAGAACCATTTACATCTGTTCTTGAGTAGTAGGACATATGCGCATTGTCTTTTGTTGTCCAATTTGAACCTTTAAAGAACGTATTAGCAAAAGCATTAGTTCCGTTCGGTAAGGCCCCTGTACTAGAATGCGTCCATCCACCATTAAACACCAACCTAAATGCAGCATCTGTATCTAATGGGTTCTTAAGGTTAAATTTATGTTGAGCAGCAGTTCCACCCACGAATGGATATAGTGCCTTCATTTTAGTCCATATTCCGTAACCTTTTAAGTCAACAACTAATTTATCAATTGCACTCTTTTGTGTAGCATCTGTAATCGCAGCAGCCGTTATAAACGCTTGTGCGTCAGTATCTGTTGGTGGTGTTCCAACTAAGTCAGTATCTCCATAAGGTGAAGAACTATAAATTGTACCCCATCCTATTGTATTATTTGTTTTGCCTTTACCCCAATCAATGGTGTTGTTCACCGCTGCTTGTCCCCATCCTATTGTGTTTGCCATATCTTATCTTATTATATATACCAACCGGTGTAATTATTCATCGAATCGGGTGAAATCTCGTTATTTGAATTCGTATAGTATTCAGGGAATAACGCATTATTAAAACTCATATAATCTATAAATCTTTCCGTATAATTCTGTGCAATACTTCTTTCCTTTTCAATAAGAAAATCTACCTCATTCTTTTCTACGTTAACGCTATTTTCAGAACTATGCTTATATACTCCTTTATTAGCAATTGTGTACGCTGCAAATGGCATATATTCAACCATAGCCCAATGTATCAACATAGGCTTTAAATAGGTAGTTGTAAGAGATAAATAGTTACCACTTAAAGTATTTGTTATAATGTCAGCTTTAATCTTTTCAAGTAGCTTTGTTCCGCAATAATTTTGCATGTGAATGTCTTGTGCAATTTTGACAAATTGAATAAACTTATCAGTATCAACATTGCCATTCATTGCAGTGAATTTAACGATGTCGTCTCGGGTAATTAGTAATGCCTCCGCCATTATTGAAATCTTTTATTAGTTGGTAAAAATCCACTGTACGGCATATCTATAGGTCGTTTAGCTACCAAGTTTTCGTTCTTAATTTCATAGCCGTATTTCTTTGCTTTAGATTGTGCTATTTGTCTTTGGTTTGGCAAGTCTAACGCTTTACCTGAAAGCACCGCATATACTTGTTTATTAAAGCGATGATGGCAAGAACCACCGCCCTTATATAACCAGACTGAATAGATATCAGCACCTTTAGGTCCCCAACCTTTATTCACTATTTGACTGCCCATTTTTATAATATCTTCTTTTCGATAAATTTTATTTGCAGATATCATATTTTTACAAAATGGTCTTGACTTTTCGGTTGTTTCACCTGCGTACTTATAACGTGTAACGAATTTTATTCCATCAATAGTCTCGTCTTGTTCACTTGTTATATTTGGTCTTGCATCTCCTGAAGAAACAAGGTTAATAATTTTACTCAATAAACTCTTTTTTGGAGATTGGCTTAACATTTCGTTTTCCAAATCATCTGTTTCATAATCAACTTCAAACTCATCTATTAACAACCAGTTTTCCGGTACATCTTCTCCAAATTCTGATATGTCTATTTCATCTATTGAACTTAATTCCGTACCCGTTTCTTCTGCAACTTGTTCTTCTGTTTGTGCATTTTCTAAATCCGTAAACTCTAAAGGTTGCAAAGTTTTGAAATACAATTTTAAACTAATTCCGTTGTAAGCTAAAATAGAATCAAATGCTTCTAATATTTCTTCTTGCATTGGTCTAATAACCATATTATCAAATAGTATAGAACTATTTTTTAATTCGTCAGCATTTGAACTAAAACCGGTACTTGTTGCAATTCCAAATAATAAAGGAGAAGTAACATTGTGTCCAAGCATAATTTTACGCAAACATTCCTCACTTAAAAATGAATAATGTTCCGGCGCATTATCTACAGGAATTGATTCTATTGTAGTAGCACTTTCCGCATTACGATTAAATGCAACAATAACTGGATTCCCTTGCGCTCCGGTAAGTTTAGCAGTTATTTTAGATGCAATTTGTTCTTGCTGCTCTTCAGTCGGTATTCCGTTTGAAAAATTGATTAACACTTTTCCACTAAAACTACGTTGAACATCGTTAATTAAGTAATCTGCAATTTCTTCTTCCAACATTGCATAAGGCAAACTACCTTGATAATCAGGATAACTATAATATTTCATTCCAACTGCATAAGGCTTTGAAAATAATATTTCTACCTCATTTTTTGATGTGCCAAATGCAGAATATCTTTGTGGCTTAAATTTCTTTACATCAGTCCAATCGTCAGAATAATAATAACCAACAATATTTCCATCCTCATCGCACTTTTCTGCACGAATTAAGTTAGTAGGAATGTGATAAGCCTTAAGTATTTTTGAATGGTCTTTACTATAATGCACCTGAATTGCAAATTGTCCAAGCATTTTTCTATCCATACATATTTTACGCACACAATCTTTGTTAAACAAAGCCATCATTTGTGCGTATTCGTTTGGCTTTTTAGACGCATCTAACGCACTTAAACCACGGCCATATATAAGTCGTGATATATTGTTTATTATAGCGTTATTCGTCGTTGAATTCGTATACCTATCTATAAGAAAAGAATAATAATTATTGTCAACTCCGTATTCTACCCAAGCATCCTTCTTTGATTCTTGAATAGTTGGCGTAGAATATGCTGCTAAATTAAGTATGTGTACGTTATTACTCATAAACTATAAATTCGTTTGTCGTTGTGTTGCTTGTATATTGTGCATTATTTACAGAAAAACTTACGATTGGTTGGTCTGTACAAAATATCTTATCTCTATAAACTATCGCATCGTTATTCTTAAATTCAATCATGTAAAAATGATTCTCTTTAAGATTGAAAATTGTTTTTAATTGAAAATAATAATCAAAATTTGAAACCTGATAATAACCGGTTATTTCAGTTGTTACATTTGTTTGCTCATCCGTAATGTATATATTGGTAAAACTTGCACTTCTTGGAATGAAGTATAAATTTTGCGTGCTTACATTTTCGGTTGTTAAAATTGTCATATATAACTATAATTAACTTTTCGTTATTTTGTTTTTTAAATCAAAAAAGGCGACCTATAATAGCCGCCTTAATTAAATGTATTTTTTGTTAAAGATTAACTTTCAACCGCAGTTGCTCCACCGTCAAAAAGAGCAAGTAAAGTTGCTTGACTTGCACAATTCATAAAGTTAGCAGGAGAAACTTCCATTGATGTGAATGTTAAATTGTAACCATTGAAATCACCCATTGCAGTACCTGAAGAGATACTTCCTGCAGTAACATCAGCGCCTTGGTCTAGTGCCATTAAGAAAAATTGATGAGTTCTTGTTTCAACAATAATTCTTGGCCTACCTGCCGCCAACAATTTAACTTGTTTTGTAGTTGCAGCATCTTGGCTTTTTAATTGAACAGTTAAAACTTGCTCAAAGAAAGTCGTTCCATTGTCTCTTGATGTTTGAATTGTTTGTTCAAATCCATTAGCACCCTTCAATTCGTACTTGTACAAAGGAATAGATGTTGTATTATTCCATGCAGTAATTTGGTCGGTAAATTCACCAGCACCATAAACCACATCGGAAGCCTCTAAATCACCATAATTGG